CGGAGCCGTGCAAGCCACCTTGGCCGGGTAGCGCGTAAGTAGCCACCAAAGGATCACCCAGGATAACCACGCAGACTTGCCGACGCCGTGACCTGAACGCACTGCGATGCGGTCGTTGTCAACGATGGCTTGCAGGGCTTCGACCTGCCACTCCTCAACCTTGATGTCGCCGCGAAACGCCTCAGTGACAAACTTCGCTGGGTTCGTCGCCCAACTCGTCACTATCGGCCTCAACGGCTCTAAGTCCGCATGTGGCGAGGAAGCTGGCAATGTCATTTTTCACCGTCATGTCGATATTTTGCTGCTGCGTGGGTTTGCCGTGCGCCCGCTCAATAATCGTCGTGGCTGCGCGGATACGCATATCCATAGCTTCTGCTTCGTTATTCATCGTTTTTACGAGAAGGTTGAGGGCTTCCGTTGAATGCTCCTGAGCAGCCTTCTTGAACTCCGCATCCAACTTTGGACGCCCACCTGGATTGCCTGATTGGCCTTTTTTGAATTGGCCTGTTTTATTCCTGTTCTCAGGAATTGATTTTTTTGTAGTCGTCTTCGCCATCACTACCCCGCGTGCCTAATGGACAGCACCGCCCGCCGAGTGCCTTGTCCTGTCGGGTGAAGCGTAACGCTGACCGGCCCGTTTGGCAGAGCGCCGCCCTGGGCCTCGGCGTACTGTTCCAACGCCGCCTTGACCTCGTTCGCATTGAACTCGATCTCAGTCACGTCTGGCTCGGTGTTCTGCCTTGTTTGCCGTCTCGGCATTTTCTACTCCTGAAAAGGTGCCGGGTTGGTTTGAGCCAACCCGGCTAGTTTTCACAGGGAGGTCATCCAAGGGGAGGAGGATGATGTGATTATTATACACAACCAATCTGTTAGGGAAAGAACTATCTCGCCGCATGGATCGCCTTGTGTTCTTCCTTTGTCATTGCCACCAGTTCAGTGTTTTCCTGATGATAAACCCACCACCTCTCTGCCAAATCCCGATCAAGCATCAACGAGGGCGCGTTGCCTTCTGGATAGCTCAAATCAATATCTGCGAGCGCGATACCCTCACTGGCAAGAAAACCCCCGACCAACTCCTTGAACGGAACAACGTGGTGAACATCGCACTCCCCATCAAACTGAGCGCGAACCTCGTCAACCTGATCGCGTATCTCCAACCGCATAACTTTTAGCCGCTTTGCCGCAGCGGGGTCTGCCTGGAATATGCCGCTATACGAAAACCACTCGTCTGGGACATACTCACCCCACACAGGTTGCCATCCCTGATGTGGTCGATACTCAGGATGGACGCGCTGCTGAACGAAAAAATAATCAGGGTCGCCCTCTGGGAAAATGTCTCGCTCCGAGTAGACTGCCAACGCCAGACACAGGAACTCAAAAATTTCCGGCGAGGCGTCAGCAGACGCCACCTCAACCTGACCTAAGCACATCGGCCCCATGTGCTGCCGCAACTGCGCCTGGGTGCTAAAACACACACCACCAAAATGATAACGGCACTTACCCCGGCCACATCCGTTCCTTTCCAACTTTCAATCCTCTCTCATTCTGCGGGGTAACAAGGTATCAAGGGTAGCAAGCAATTCCCTCTTCTATATACATTATAATCTTTTTTTTATTTTTTTTACTATAGAATGAATTTACTTATTTCTTGTTACCCTTGTTACCCTTGTTACCAATATAATAAAAACAATGACTTATAAGGTAACAAGAAAGGTATCAAGCCCCCCAGACTTGATACCTTTCTCAACTATTTAGAGAAAATTTCTCTAATTTCCTCGTTTGACAATTGTCGCCTTGTCCAGAGCCTTTTTGGAGCGCCGTCAATCTTCACCAGCCTTGTTACTTTGGTAAATCCAAGCCGCTTCATGATGTTGGCTTTTTGGGTGTTATTCAGGGTCAATTCCGGGTATTCAAACATCAGTTCCCCGAACAAATCAGAGGTCGAAACGCACACCTCGTTGTAGAACGCACCGCCCTGGCAGATCATTTCTTTGACCTCACTCAGCCCCTCGACCGAGGCTTCCTCGGTGGCAATCATAGCCTCTTTATGGGCAGTCATGGGGGCTTGTTTGATGCTCAAGAAGTCGTCCGAAATCGGATATTCAAGAAGCCACTTCCGCAACTCATCTGGGTGCGCTCGCATACCATTAAAGAGTTTGTCGAAGTAGGGCTTCTTATTTTCACCGACATACTGTTCGATGTCATCCAACGAGGTTATTTCTGTGAAGATGACCCACCAGCGCCGATCATTTTCATCCAACGGCAGGGCGTCTTTGAAGTTGGTGAAACAAATATAATTGGTGGTGTTCAGCGTTGTGAAGGGCTTGACGTTTTTCTCGTTGATCTGAATTTTCTTGTCAGTGATGAGCGGCTTGACGGCGTTTAGGGCCTCGTATCGGTTATGGCCCTGGATGCGTAACTCTTCCAGCACGTTGACGCAGACATTTGTCGCCCAACCATTGAAAGACGAAACGGCCTGCTGCGGTGACACAACTCCGACATTACGATCCCCAAGGACAAGCCCCAGCAGTTCACCGAACATCGACTTGCCGACGCCGGGGATCGACTGAATGACCGGAGACCATAAAATTTTCTGACCTGGGAACTGCACCTGAAAGGCCAGCCATTGCATCAGAATTTCTGCGTCTTCGTCGTTGCCGCAGATGAAGCGGACGTGTTGCCTAATCCGTTTGATTACCTTCTTTCCGGCCTTGGTCAGCACCTTTGCCGTGTCTGGCACGCTTGTCACCTTGAAGGTATTAAGAACATCCTCGCCGTCCAGGCGGCAGACACGATCCTCGAACATCGGCAGATAGGCCGTCGCGTGGACGTGCTTAACGTAGCCCCAGTCAGCCACGAACTTTGTTGCAGATTGTTTCGTTCCCTGCGGCGTCAGCGGCACGTTTTTTCCGTTGAGGTTATTGAAGCCCTCTGCCTTCATCATGCGGCCAGATAGGATTTGGCCATACATGGCGTGGCTCTCGATGTAGACCCACTGTTGGCACCACTCGGGTGCTGTGCCGTTGTCGATGGTAGTGACAGGCATAAGGTCGCTTCTGACTGCGCCAATGGCCAGCCTGACGCCAGTGACTTCCAAGAACCTCGCCTGATACGCCTTGGCTACCAGTTCGCGTTCAATGGTGGTTAGGGACGCCATTCTGACCATCTTGGGTATCTTGGTGGTCAGCTTGGGTTCTTTGGCCCTCTTGATCTTCTTCAAGAGCCGTTCGCATAGACCAGCCTCGATGATCTCGCCACCAGTCTCGTCGTCAAACATGGCGATAACGGCCTTGTCATTAGCCGCAGACCGCACCTCTGAAAGTTCGCCAGCAACGTCGATGTTGTAGTCTTCGCGCAGCTTCTCAACGAAGTCGGCGCTTGGCCGGTCTACGCAGTGGCCGTGCATACACTTGAAGCCGCCTCCGACCATGTAGACCGTGCCTTGGTCAACCCTGTCCGTGTGGTCATCGTGGAAGGGGCAGAGGATGTCCAGCTTGGTGCCTTCGCGCAAATCGTCACGAAGCGCCAGCCCTACGTCTTTAAGTGCCGCAACATAAGGATCGTCAGCGGCGTCGATTTCGGGCATGTCACCCTTACCCCTGCGGGATGGGGGAGCCAACTCAAGACCATACGCCTCAATGATTTCATCAAGGTTATATTGGGTGTCGGGGTTCCACTCCCTGACGACCTGTTGCCACGCTTCGCCATACTTGGCCTTGTTGTTGACGCCGACAGGGAAGCGAACGTAGCGCGTGACACCCTTCATGCCTGGGTCTTTCTCAGCCGCCAAGCCTTGATAGATAAGCGCGTCAACGCAACGCTCCACCAAGTCCATGTCCTCGCAGGGTGTCTTTAAAATGTAGCCGACTTGGCAGTTGTTGGGCGAAGTCTCGATGACGAAGCTGGGTGTCAAAACCACCTTCTCCCAACTGATCTTTGCGCTGTCGCCGTCGCCAATGTCGTCGAGGGTGATGACATGGGTTGCGGCAAAGTTGTCAATCCTGCGGAACACCCTGCCCGTCGAGTTTGGCTTGAAAGACGAAATGGCATAAAAGGCATTTGTGGCCTTGCCACCATTGTAGTTGCCATTCCGCTCAACCACTTCCGCAGTCAGCTTCCTGCCAAACCACTCTTTGTTGGTTGCATCCTCTGGTGGCGATTTGAACGCGCACCCCCAAGCAAAGGCACCCCCCTCAACACCGTGGAAAACGGCGTCGAAAAACTCCCTGTTAGTTGGCATCGGCATCTCCCGACAGGTAGGCAGTCACACGCG